TAGGGGCTAGAACCGTCTTCATTGAGGGCTGTGATAACCTGTAGCATCTTTCCCCCATCATCCATGCCTATACGAACCGTAAAGGCATTTTTAGTGTAATTAGGGGCTATTTTATGTAATTCAGCCATAACTTCTTCTGCTGTGTGTTTATTATTTCGCCAGTTTTGTGCATAAGCCATTAAAATCTCCTTTTTGATATATGTAATGTATCACGATTTGAGGGTTTGTCAAGAAAAAACATTTTTTATGGCTCTAGTCTCGCAGATACATCAGTAGCCTTGATTAAAAACTTAGAAAGGATTTTATATTCTAATCCAGTATCAAAATACCAACCAGTCCCTACTCCTCGCAAATATTTGACAGGTTTTATAATACAAATAGTAGTAGCACCAAGCATCTCAGTTATAATAAATAGAGTATCTCCGCCCACCTTTTTATCAATATCGATGTGATCGAAGTAATAACCCACATTAAAATAAACTAAATCTCCCACCTTGAATTCTGTCTCTTCACCCATAAAAATACTCCACTAGGATTTACCCACAGCAGGTAGCGGCATAATAAATTCAGCAGGGACAGTGACATCTTCTGCTGTATGTATCAAATACACTTGATAAAAAGCATCTTCGAAAGCGTTTAAATATAAAAGATTATTTAAGATGATGCCTAAATAATAATTCTCTCCAACGGATTTAACTATAACGAGTTGGCCAATGTGAAACATTATTCATCTCCTTATACTGTGTTAGCATACTAAAGCTAATGTTATGTTTATTTAAAATTTCTAAGATGTTGGCTTCGAAGTCGTAAATACATTCCATTAGGAAAGCAATGTGTTCTTCCTCTTCATCATCCACAAAGATGCGACCACCATAATTGATTTTATAATAAACCCAGATACTTTCTATACAATAATCTAGCCATAAATAGCAATCCATTTGATAAATTTGTTCATTAGTAAATTTCATCTCACACTAGAGCCATTGGAAAAAGCTCAGTGGTTGTGGCATTAAAGTAGAAGGAGATAAGATTTTAATGATCTCCGACTCTACCATGCTATCAAAAGACCCTTTGTTTATGAAAGCCACCGATCCATCAGCATAATAGATTTCATATGTTTCATGCCACACAATGCTTGCGGCTTCATCGCTTCTGGCTCCAACTTTGTATATTTTAACTATCATACCTATCTTACCACAATCAGTGAATAAGGTACCGCGCTTCACCTCCATCATAGCTGCGAACTGCCTCATAAATTTCAATATCGGATATGTTTGTCATTGGTCTCACCAAGCACATACCATTTAATAACTGGGGTGGCATTGCGGGGTCATACCAACCAACTTTAATTCCATGAACCAATCCCACGAAAGCGCCCTCATCTGTAAAAACAGCAGCACCAGAAGAACCTAACCAACAAAATGTTTGAATATAAATACTTAAGTTTCTGTGGCCTGAGATCATCCCTTCAGCATAAATCATTCCATAATCAGATGGCCATGCTAACATATCCACACGATCACCCACATCTATAGACTTTCTATAGAATTTAGCTGGAGGTAAAAGTAATGGTCGCTTTGGCTTCAGAACAGCCCAGTCTACTAAAATATCTATAATCACTAAATCCAATTGATATACCTCGCCATTACCTTCAACAACAGCTACAGTATCGCAAGTGTCAACTACATGGGCGGCTGTCGTCACAAATGGTGTTCCCCTTACTTTAAAATGATTTCCTGAGCCTGAGCCTACTAATAAATTATTCTTAAAACATAAAATGTTATATGATGAGTCTACCTTTTTGCCAAAATCGTTTTTCCCAAGTATGGGTCCAATACCCATCAGTGAGACACAAACTGCCATCATAAATAAAGCTTTTAACCGTTTCATAACATACCCCCGGTATAATAAATAGTCAACAAAAAAGCGGCCAGTAGGGGCCGCTTGAAGAATTGCTAAGTTTTTATTCACTTTCTGGAGTAATCGTCCTCTATCCTCACAATATCATTTAATTGTGTGGTTGAGACTTCCATGACCTTGACATCGGAACCTTGAGAGGCACAGAAGCGATGTAATGTATAGGGCTCAATATGATAATACTGTCCCGGCTTTAATATAATTACTCTATTGTGTTTTCGAGACTGCTCGTCTAAAATCAACTCTAGTGTTCCTTCTAGAACATAAATGGTTTCTTGTTTTACTTTATGATATTGAAGAGAGAGTCTTTTTCCCTCATTAATATAAATTATTTTCCCAGCATAGTAATCTGTCAGAGCCCATACTTCTTCGTGACCCCATGGCTTATCAACTATCATTTTTTACCTCTTTGTTATAAAAATTGAGTGCTTTGAGCATCTCTTGAGAGAATTTATCTTCATTAATAGTTAAATTTAGTTGGTTTGTAAGCTGTAAGCCTCGAATCCATGCCTTGGTTTCATTTAAAATAATGTTTTTATTCTCATCTCTTTCTATAAATAGTACGGCGTGGCCAACTTCGTGAATTAGGGCATAGTATTGTTCTTCTGGTGTTAAATCTTCACCTATTTCTATGTCACCAATAAAAAAAGTATCTAGTGGATCTGATCCAAAGGAGCATTCTTCACTTTCAAAGGCAAAATCAACGCTTACATATAGCTCCGCATAAGCATAAGCTGTTAACTTACTAATCGCTGCTTGTATGTAATCCTGCGTCAATGTATTCTTTAAAGTCTGTATATCCTCCGATGACATTTATTTCATCGCTCTCCGTGTTCAATTTTAAGACAATTGGTACTGTCTTCATGCCATAATTAGTTTTATACCACTCCAAAAGGTCCGGAGAATTTTCGATCCACGAGGCAACATACGGAAGGCACTCTTGGCTTGCTAGCTGATTAGCTCGCTGACACCAGATACACGACCCGAATCCTATAATATGATAATAATACATTTTAACCTCTCAATAGTTGTTTTTTTCCACTTAGACGCTCTCTAATTGACCGAGGCGTTCCTAAGACAGACATTTTTTGGACCTGTGATCCATTTGAGACCGTTACTTGGGAAATAGAAAGGTCTTTGTGTACACCTGCTTCCATTAGAGACTCTTTTATCTGATGATATTGTAAATTATCTTCAATAATAGAAATAACATGCGCAGGATTAATCATAATTCGGTCTATCTTAACAGATTTGTGTGGTTGAGCGTCATTAACCACATCAACCTTAAGTAATTCAACAAGCATTGGCCATCTCCTTAGCAAAGTGAACATCCTTTGCCTTCACCAAAAAGTACTGTTCTTTGATGAAAACTTTCAATACATCGCCTCCGTTTTCAGTTGAGACGACACAACCGATGTGAGGTCGGCTTGTGATTGCTTTGGGAAAAAGCATACTCTTATGCATAGATTCTTCATTAAAAAGCAGCACATTTTGTGGGACTTCGATTAAGTCTCCTTTAATATAACATTTCATTCTTCTGGGTTCTCCTTTAATGGTGCGTCTGTATTCGCACCTTCATACATGGCTTTATGATAACCAATTAACATTGATTCGCATTCATTCAATCGAGCATCTAAAGCTCCTAATTGTTGTCGTGTTCTGTCTATTTGATTGACGACATCTAAAACATTAGGGGCTTCATTAAGCAATGTGTTGACCACTGACTCAATATTTGTGTTTACCGATCCGATTGATTGTTGTGCATCAGAAATAAGGTCCGCAACTGTCTCTGGAACTTCTTCAAGCTCCACCGAATATGATAATCTAACTCTCATTTTTCCTCCGAGGTATATAATTTAATATAACATGTTTATGGTTGTTTGTCAAACGCCAACGAGCACATTATAAAATGATGCTGTAATTAGTGCTAGCAATGTAGCAGCGACAGCCCAACTAACTTTAGAATATGTCTGCTTCCACTGTTCAAGATCCCTCATCCGTGCATAGAGCCCTGAATCAGGGTTATACACAGCTTCTTTTATCTGTTTAATGTCGGCATTCATTTCGTCTTGCTTTTCTGAAATACGGGCGATATCACCCCTAAGTTCTTGAATAAGTTGTAACAATTGTCCTTCAGCATCCATAATTTTTTAATCCTTTTCATCCACAATAGCATAGTTCATTGTAAGTAGTGTGGAGGCTGCTGAGACGGCATTTTGAAGAGCACAACGAGTAACTTTACAAGGATCAATGATACCTTGGCTAATCATATTTACATACTCTCGTGTAAGAAAGTTGTAACCTTCTGCTTGCTCTCTCGATAATACCTCAGCTACAATAATATCTGCTGACTCGCCCGAATTAAGACACAATTGTCGTAGTGGTTCTCTAATAGCATCGAGAATAATCTGTGCCCCTAGAGCTTGCTCTTCATTATCAGTCTCAATATGAAGACCTTGGGCTGCTCGGATTAAACCAACTCCTCCACCGGGAAGGATTCCTTCCTCTAGAGCAGACCGTACCGCCTCAAGAGCATCATCAATACGATGTTTCTTTTCTGTCATTTCGACTTCAGTTGCTGCGCCAACGCGAATAATAGCAACACCAGAAGCAAGTCTTGTAATTCTTTCTTGAAGCCTTTGGCATGTTGGCATATCATCTGTTTGGCCAATCTCTGCTTTAACAGCTTCAATTCTTGTTTCAATAAGTTCCTCATCACCCTTTCCTCCAACAATGGTTGTCCATTGTTTTGAAATCGTGGTGCTCTTGGCTTGACCAAAGTGCTTTAATTGAAGATTTTTTAGTTGTAAACCATCTTCACGAGTAATAAAGGTAGCACCGATTGAAGCGCACAAATCTCTTTGAATAGAGCGCCTTTCTTCACCATAGCGTGGCGATTTGACAGCAGCTACCTTCATGGTTCCACGGACACCATTAGCAATCATGGCTGCGAGAGCTTGGCCTTCAACTTCATTCGCGACGACAACAAGAGGACGAGCATCTTTGGATGCTAATTCTAGCGCTGGCCATATTTGCTCGACGGTTTCTATTTGTTCATCTGTCACCAGTATAAGGGGAGACTGATATTCCGCAGTCCCTTGTCTAACATTTGTAATAAACTTAGAAGAAATGTAGCCTTGTTCAAAACGAAAGCCTTCAATAAGGTCTAATGAAGTTTGAAGAGAACGGGCCTCTTCAACCAATACGGAGCCATCTTTACCTGCTTTATCAACAGCAGTGGCAACCAAGGTTCCAATACCAATATCGTTATTAGCAGAAATGGTAGCAATGTGTTGAATATCTTCTTCTGACTGGACTGGTCTTGAAATCTCTTGGAGCCGAGCAACGATTTGGGTTGTAGCTTTGTCCATTCCTCTCTTCATTTCGGTTGGAGAGGTTCCGGCAACAATATACTTCTGGGCTCTGTTAAGAATACCGCGTGTTAAGATGGTGGCTGTTGTAGTTCCATCACCAGCGTTGGAGGCAGATTGTTTAGCTGCTTGCTTTACAATTTGTGCTCCCATATTTTCAAAGATATCATCAAATTTAATGTGTTCACTAACGGTCACACCATCCTTTGTAATCATCGGAATGTCTTCGCCCTGATACATAATGCCGACAGTTCTTCCCCGTGGTCCCAATGTTGATCCAACATTGTCTGCGAGCTTGTTCACTCCTGATAAAATTTTATTTGTTAAGTCTTGTCCATTTTTGTAATGTCTCACTTTTCCTCCGTTATTCGATAGTGCTTACTGATTGTTCCATTTCAACATTCCAATCTGTTCTTAGTTTAATAAGAGGATTGAAGACTGCTGTTTGTCTTTCTTGAGTTAAGATGCCCTCCGGCTTTATCATCTCTCCAGCTATATCAACAGACTCAAAGTCAATCTCTGTTCTCTGTTGGTAAACTATAGTTGGCTGTGGCTCTTCTGCGAGAGCCGTCGTTAACAAAATAATGTTTAACATTTTATTGGTTTCCTTTCTTTTGTTCTTCTAATATAACCGCTTCTATGAGTTTGTCAAGGGCGGTGAACTTATTTTCTTGAATTTCTTCATCACCAACATTCTCAGTACTTTCAAGAGACCCCTTAAGATTATTAAAGCTGTAATCTGCTTTATTCAATGCAGACAGAGTGTTACTTCCTTTATCAACATCTCCAGACACAGCATATTCTTTGGCACTTGATCCCGCTTCATCTAAACTTTTAAAGAAATCTTCTACTAATTGTATTATTTTCTGTTTGATTTTGTTTCCATCTGAAGAAATTGATTTATAAATCATGTCTCTGAAAGTTTGTGTTCTTGTCTCAGCGATATAAATTGTGCCTAAAAGACTAGAACTGTCAATATAGTCGCTAAGATGAAGTTTATTCGAGACCCATGTGGTCTGGGGTTGCCTAGATATAGAGCCGTCGCTTCTAAGACCAGCAATTTTAAACTTGGAATTATACCTGTCCTCTTCGACTCTGGTAACCCGCAAATAATAAATGTCAGCACCCATCATTCTAGCAGGGTCTGATGTTCCTCTTCCTTTCTTTCCCACCTGTTCAGAGCCTTGCTTCTTTATTGCAATGACATAATCAACGGGGACGCCAACAGTAAAACCGCCTGTCGCTTGGCCAATATTAGCTGCGTTAGAATAATATTTGGCACTACCGGCACCACCACTTTTTGTTTCGAAGTCAACGGCACCCATTTTTCCGGCTGCGGTAGTGTCTTTACCAGTGACTTTCCCACCAGCGATCATAGCTAAGAAGTACTCAAATAAATAAGCACCCGATCCAGCATCAAAAGAATTTGCAATCTCGGCAAAGTATTCTAGGAGCATAACTTCTGCTAAAAACTCTCTATTATCTAAGTTTTCGATATGTTTAATTGCTTCTTTGTCTCCGTTTACCGCATCAAAATATGTAGTAGAGATATCTGTTGCCACTTTCATTTTACTTAGAAAACCACCGTCCCCAAGTGCTTCTGGGATGATGGTGTTCAGTTCATCTGGAAAATCCCCAACCTCTCCGCCTGCTGATCTGATTTGTGGTTGTGTGATTGTTTGTCTTTGTCTTAGCTTCTCATCACTAGCTTTCTGTAAAACATCGAAAACAGACTGAACTTTCGCCTTTAGCTCAGGAGATGCATCGGATGATTTTTGAATAGCAACGAGTCTCTTTTGTATGTCAGTAGTAAAAGCCTCCAAATTGTTTTTCAAATATTCAAAATCGCCATCGGTTAATTCTCGTTGAGGATCAGTAAGTTGGCTAAGCATTTCGTATGTTGTTGTGGGTGAAGGCAGATTTCTACCAGTGCTATACATATCATCCATTGAATAACTTCTCTCAGCCAAGACTTGTTCAATCAGTTGATCGAGTTTTTTAAATTTATCCATTATTTTATTTCCTTTAGTAGTGCTTTGAGGTCCAAACCGGCACAATCAATCTTTCTCTTAGTTAGATGATAGTGAGATACGAATCCCTTAAAGTTGCCAGCGGCTGCTTTACTATCAATACCTGTGGCTGTCATGCCATCAGTTCCAATGGGACATACATATGGAATACCGTAAATGTTATGTATAGCTTCCATTAACGCTTTGAGTGCTTCCAACTGGACATCGTAGAAACCCAAGAAGGGCTCTAAAACTCCATTGTGAACTTTTTTGCCTCTCCAAGAAGGTCTTGGGCCATAGCCGTGTGCCTTGTACCATGTTTGGTATTTAGGATAATAAGCATTAGATATCTCGACACCAATTGATTTATTATTCCACCTTGATCCACCAGCATGCCATGCTATATGATTACAGTCCATAAACTGATAAATTGTTCCATCGTTATCAATTCCAAAATGAACAGAGATGCCTCGTTTTTTAAGAACATTGTAGCAAGATCTAGTATTAAGGCAGACATCCCAATGAGAAACAAAACTCGTTACTTCTCGCTTTTGTCTAACAATCTTAAATCCTCTTGTAAGTTTTAGTCCTTGACCCGAGAAAGGAAGAACCACTTTAGGCCAATTAATTTCGTGAAAGTCGTTATTGGCAACAATAAATGATTCACTTATATTGGAATCAATTGTGGGGGGATAATAATCCTTTAAGAGTGATTCTCTCTCGGTCCAGATGCGTCTATGAGTTGAAGGGCCAACGAGACCGTCCGCAGTTAAGTGGTGGTCTCGTTGGAACTTGCGTACTTTACGGAGCAAATCTTCATCAAATGAAGAAGCACCAAACCAATCAGGGGACCAACCCAAATTGGAAGCCGATGACTTATTATAGAAGAATTTGTCCATGTTTTATACCTCTTTTTACTATAATTAGATCAGTTCATCAGCAATTCCATGTTCAATTGCTTCTTCTGCTGATAAATATACATTTACCTTACGGTCCAAGAGCCGCTTTAATGTCTTCTTTGTAAAGCTAGAGTTCTCAACGATTGCATCAATGTAGGACTCTTGAAGGTTCTGTATCTCATCTAGTTCATTGACAAGATTATGGAGTGAGCCCATGTTACCAGCCGATACTGCGTGGATCATAACACGACAATTACGACCAATCTTTCGCTTTCCTTTTGTTCCTGCTGCGAGCAGAAGAACACCAGCCGACATAACCTTTCCAAGACCTATGGTTTGGATATCACATCTCTTTTTAGCAAAGTTCATGACATCATAGATAGAGAACATATCATCTGCTGATCCACCATATGTTGAGACATAAAATTTAATGTCTTCTGGTTTCTCTGCTTTTTCTCCCTCATCGGGTTCCTCTGGTTCAGACATTGTTATAAGATGATAACAGAGTTCACCTGCTTTCTCTTCTTCGACTGACCCAAATAGACCAAGGATGCGAGGATCTTTGCCTCCGCCCCCACCGCCTAACAGTTGGCCAAGATTAATCTTAAGCTTTTGTGATGATTCTTCTTGTTCTTCTGCTGTTGTATCTTCGTCTTCTTCTTCAGTTATCTTATTTCTTCGTTTTCCAAAAGTCATAAATTCCTCCTAATGACACTATTAATATAACATGTTTAGTGACTGTTGTCAAGTCCTATCTTCTTTCTTTTATTATTCGTGTGACCTCACCCATTGCTGAATCCCAGTCGTTGAACCCCACTAATCCTTCAAATTTAGATGGAACATTGTGGAGAATATTTCTTATTAGTGTGGCTTGAACTGAGGCCATCGTTGTTGCATCCATCTTTCGTTCAATCTCTAATTCTTTCTCTGACTTTCCAGCAAGGCGCAAGTGTTCCATCTTATATTCTTGAGCCATCAGATATCCTTCATATGTTCTAGCCACAACCAACAAACAGTCTTGTATTGTTCTTTGAAAAAGTAAGATCGAAGATCCAAGGCTTAAAACATAAGCAACGACTGAATGAACAAGCCAGCCGGTGATAAAAAATAGCCCATAAAGAATAAATTCCATTTTTCCTCCAATAAAAAAGGGTGGGAAAAATCCCACCCTTATATTATAACACGCTTATGTGTTTTGTCAACTAATTTCTAAAGATTTATTTACCCAGAAGCTTATTAGCTTTTTTCTGAGCACGAACTGCTTCGTTAAGTCGCTTGGCTACTCGACGAGTAACTTCAGCAACAATCTTGGCTTCATCCATTTCATAGTCTTTATAATGACCATCTTTGTCGCCAACCTTCTTTTCTACGCCGTCAACATCGCGTCGTTTATAGTCGCCTTTGTTTCCGCCCCAGTTTTTGTCTTTCTTTTCTTCAAGCTCTATTTCTTCTTCAGCTTCAACATCCATGTCCATAGGAGGCATCTCTGCGTCCATTTCCATTTCATCTGCGGCACCTTCAGAATCGCCAAGCAATTTAGCAAGAACGGCTGACACTTGATCTAAAGCAGCTTTAGCAGCAGTAACTTCATCTTCATCAAGTTCAACATCGACACCATCATCACCCCCTTCGGCGTCGGGTTCTTCCATTTCTGCTTCTACATCCATAGAAACTTCTTCTTCTTCTTCGTTCATTTCATAGTCTTTATAATGACCATCTTCGTCACCAGCTTTCTTTTCTACGCCGTCAACATCGTGTCTTTTATATTCATCTTCCTTTTCACCCCAGTTTTCACTGATGAAATTGGAAGACATATTCGCATCTAGATTTGCAAGTCCCATAAATTTGCGAACTTGGGCTTCGCTTAAAAGTTTCTTCTTAGCCATGATATAAATCTCCTAGGTTTACTATAAATACTATCTAAAAGTAGAAAAAGACATTAAAGGTCAGGAAATTCTTCTGCGATCATATCAAAAATGCTTTCTACTTCATCATCTTTAATACCAAATTTTTCCAGAAGGTCCGTTCCTTGTTCAATCTCCTCTACAACACGGGCTCTTTTTTTCTTATTTTGAATACCGTGCTCTTCCTTATAATTAGCAAGATAATTAACAATATTACTGTTATTATCTAAATAACCTGTAATAATTGCTCTAAAAAAACCCGCCTGTGTTAAACTGTCGTGTTGAAGGCGTATTTTTAATTGAGCATGTCTTACATCTGTATCATCAAATACTATCTTTTTTTTCTTTTCTTGATCCATAACCATTCTCTTTTTCATATGCCTGTACAACTTCCCTTGCTTTTTGCCAGCAATCGGGACAATATAAGCGTACTTGCTCAATATCATTTCTAACTACAACGCTCCACGACATCACCTGTTCTTTATCTTTCTTATCGAATGCGGCTAAGCAAGCCTGACATTCGTCGGGCAATTTACCAAATAGAGCAACCTTTTGGGCTGCTTCTTCATTTGCTTCAGTTCCAAACTTTTTCTCGTGCTTAGCTTTAGCTCTTCGCTGTTCTCTGTTCACTTCGTTCTCCTTTCAGCTATAATACGCTGACTGTGTTGTTATTGGCCTGTTGAGCCAAATCCATCTTCACCCCTTTCGGTATCAGATAGATCTTCTACTTCTTCAAATTCAATAGAAGGATAAGGCATAATAATTAGTTGCCCAACTCGTTCTCCAACCCTATAAGATTTGATATTACTACCATAACCAAATTTAAACATAATCTCGCCTCTATAACCAGAATCCACAACTCCAACAGAATTACGAAGGAAGTGAGAAGTCGTTGAAATAGAGGATCGCGGGAATAAAAGGCCCACATATCCTTCGGGAATTTCAAAGGCCAAGCCAGTATAATAAACATAATTTCCATCTGAATCTCTTTGGAAACGGATGGCCCGTAAATCCATACCGGCATCTCCATGCTTGGCATAGCTTGGGATTGTTGCTCGTTCATCTAATTTTTTAATTTTAACTTTCATTTTATCTCCTAATTAAATTTAAAGTTGGGTAAACCGAACCATTCGTTCAGTTCATAATTAATTTCTTGAATTGATAATGCACTTACATAAGAAACATTATTGTAATATTTAGAAAAGTCTATTGTTCTAAGTGCTGCCTTGACATCATCCCTATCAATATAAAGATACATTGTGGTTGTTTTAGCTTGGACCCTATGTTCTGTGATGTCTTTACAGGCACCACATGAATGGCCGAATTGGACTATTTGAAAATTCGCACCTGTTATATAATCCGGCCTTCTAACAACCACTTGGTTATATGTATCCATCTTTACTTCTTCAAATTGTCCATTGACTTTTCTATAAAGAGTCTCCTTTATCTTTCTATGTACTTCTTGCTGTGTGAGTTTAGGTATAATCTTCTTTATTAATCCATTGTCTGGTACTGCTATCTTTGTTCTCTTTGTGTCTTTTCTTTGCCAGATTTGGAAGACCGTGTTAAGAACATCTTTCTTAGTTGTCTCATTGTTTGGTAAATAGAAACAATTTTTAGGCATATCAATGTCAGCAATTAGATGATAGTTGGCATCGAGAGAGTTCTGAGTTGTCCACTTTCTCCAAGAGCGTGGAACCAAATAACAAATATACTCTGAGTGTGTTGTGGCATGGGCAAAGAACTTCTTGGCCAGTTTGCTCATCCGACCAAATGGTGGGTTAGTAATAGAAACAAGGTCTCCCATTTTAGAAAAATCTTGTTCTAAATAGCTGCCTCTCTTTACCATTGGGTGCATTGGTTCAATGTCATAAGAGATTATCTTGTTGTCTGGTATTCCTAATCTCCTGAGTCCTTCTATAAATTCACCAGTGCCACCGCATGGCTCTAAGATTGTTTTACCGTCAAGGTTTATATGTTTCTGTACCTCTTCCAAGCAAATGTCCACCACATCTTCATTGGTATAGTATTGCTCTTTACCAGTGGTTCTTGTATTGGCATATGATTGCTGACTCTTATGTCCTGTTTTGACATTGTTTCTCATACTCTACCTCCTTTTTGTATTAATAATATAACATGTCCTCAACATTTGTCAAGGCCATTCTGTTGTTTTTATCCTAATAAAACCCAAGCACGGTTAAGGGCTCCTCGTGTTGAGAATCCCCATGTTTCATTGTACTGAGGCTTGATCATGTAAGGGCGATTCACATAGAGTATATCTCTATCTGGGTTTACGGTCCAGCATCTAACTTTTGTCTCTACTGAGTTATTGTCGATGACATTCGCAACATAGAAGAGTTTTCCATTCTTTGTTTTTTTCTTTGTGACTTCTCGGACAATACACCAGCATAGTCCAAGCTCGGGATCAAACTCAGAGATTGGCGGAACACAATGTTGCTCAAGCTTTCTTTGTATATTTTCATCAAGAACCAAGTTCATTGGGAATATTCCCGTGAGATTTGCCAAGAAATCAATACGCTCATCATCAGAGAAGTTTCCTTCGGGACGATACTTTTCAATGTTCTCAGCAAGGTTCTTCAACTTGCGAGGCCGGTCAACACAGGTGGCGGTCCAGAAGTGTTTGTCTCCCGTGAATCGATCATCAATCAGGTCAGCCATCGCTCCAGCACGACAGAGAGCATCAAGAGCTTTCTTATTGAGCTTTGAGTAAACAATATTCTCATTAAAGAGAAACTCTTCAACTGTGTTGAACGGACGATGCGCAAGTATCTGATCAATTGCTTTGTCACCCATGCCTTTGATAGTTGTAAGCGGAGCAACCAATGTTTGTTCATCAAGAATCTCCCAAGATCGGTGAGACTTGTTTACATTCAGAGGCTGTATGGTATATCCGTGTTGTTTGGCCAAATTTATGGCCTTCTCCTTACGAGTTTCGGGTTCTTTATCCAAAAAGGATGCTACCCACTCTACATTGTAATAATTACAAAGCCATGCGCATTGATAGGAAATTATTGAATAACTTACCGCATGTGATTTATTAAAGCCATAACCTGAGAAATACTCAAAGGTTTGCCATAAATTATCTGCTTGAGAAATTGGGAGTCCCTTGTCCGAGCAACCATCAATAAACTTTTGATATATCTTCTCTTTAACTTCATGGCCTTTACCTGTTCCTTTCTTGGTCAATACCTTCCTTAGAAGGTTTCCTTCATCTAGTGTTAGATTACGACCCAGCTTGTGAGCAAGAAGAGCTATTTGTTCTTGAAAGATCAAAAAGCCATGGGTTTCTTGTGTAACCTCACGCACTGTGTTATTTAAATAACGAACAGATTCTGGATTGTTATGTGCTTCCACATACTCCCGATCAACCCCTGCTGAAAGAGGTCCGGGTCTGTATATAGATGTTATAGCAGAAATGTCTATTATTGAACGAGGTTTTACTTGACTAGCAAATGTTTGTGCTCCGTTCTCTGTGAACTGAAAGATACCAATCCACTTCTTATCGTGAAAGATATTCTCATAAACCGCTTGGTCATCTAAGTTAAGTACATCGGGATGAAGTTTCTCATTATAAAATTTTCTTATGTCTCTGAAGGTCGGGTTGGCGACACCGTGGTGACGACGAAGTATTTTCTCAATGCAGTCTTCAATCATTCGCAGAGTTGAGAGCCCAAGGATATCAAACTTGATGAAGCCCATAGGCTCAAGCTGACGAACATTCTGACCTTCGGACCACGGAGTTTGTCGAACACCCTTGGATGCGATGAGCGGCATGTATTGACTGAGCTTCTCACCAATCACAACACCACCGGCATGACGAGAACAAGACTTCACCTGACCAGCTAGGTCACGGCAATGCTTCTCAATCTTTGGATACTGACGGAAGAACCCCTGAAGAGATTCAGAGAACTCCATAACCTCGCTGAGAGTTGGAGTATAGACTCCGGCCTTGATACCATGACGGGCTTTGGCTAATGGAGTTGCTTCATAAATCATCTTTGATGTGACAGGATTCACCTCAGAGAATGGTATCTCATACAGACGAGAGATGTCTTTGATAAGGGACTTTAGCTGGAGCGTGTTCCAGTTTGAGATAGGAACAACAACATCATCACCCCAATCCTCAATCAGCTTTTCTTTAAGAACCATTGGGTCAGAGACATCATAATCAATGTCAGGCATATCTGTCTGGTCTGTTCTCAAGAAACGAGAGAAAAGGAGACCATACTCAATGGGATCAACTTGGGTTATCTCAAGAGCATAAGCCACAAGAGAACCAGCAGCCGAACCACGACCGGGACCTGCAAGCTGAACTTCGCTTGTCTTATCCACAATTGCTTTCATCGTTAAGAAATACTTAGCGAAGCCTTGAGCATTGATAACATCAAGCTCTGAGTTGAGTCTGTTGTTATAATCCTTGAATTGTGGTGAGTTTTGTTTAATGCCCTTTGATCCTAAGACCGAGAGCAATCCCTCAAAGGCTAGCTGCCCAAGATAAGATGTATCGTCAGTGCCAGCAGGGACGACGAAATCAGGCAACCGAACAGTAGTATCGGGTAAGAAAGATTCAATTCGGTCAAAAGCAATCGTAGCAGTCTCGATGATTGATTGGTAAACGATGTCGTCATTATAAGTTACTCCACATGCCTCCGAGTAAAACTTATATGAATCCCACATTTGATTTCCGTTTTTAGGATATAATTCATATCCAACTTCATCAACCGTTAAAGGAAGCTCCATCGAGGCCCACTCGGGCTTTCGTCCAAGCCATCCAAGCCTTTTATATAGTTCACGAGATTGCCAAGCTTCCGGACTAGGATAGTGGCTATCACAGGTAGAGATCAGTTTTAGCCCTGTTCGTTCGTGAACCTGAATTATGTATTGATTTAATTCGTGTTGCTCTGGAATATTATTCCATTGAAGCTCGCCATACCAACGGTCACCAAGGACAGCTTGCATCTCTTCTGTAACCTTCAGCATACAATTGAGTACGGCTTCAGGGCCTTCGTCTCGGTTCTCCCAATAGCATCCAGCATAGACACCACCAAGGCAAGCCGAAGCAGCGATAACACCTTCACCATACTCTTCAAGGAGAGCCAAGTCAATACGAGGATAGCGATAGAAGTTGTCTCCAGTGTAACTCTTCGAGACCATTTTAAAAATATTGTTAAGACCTGTTTGGCTTTGAGCCAAAAGAACCAAGTGTCTCCGCTTATTAATGTCGTGCTTCGTGATGCCCTTGGAGGCACCCTCGTTCTCAATCGTGGTACCTGACTGCTCTTTATCAATCTGCTTGGCAAGCTTCTTATCTTTTCGGAACACTTCAATTTGCTCTTTCCACTCAGCGACAGACGGAATGAAGTAAGCCTCAACACCAAAGATTGGCTTGAAGTCTTTACCTTCGGCTTGCATCTTCTTCGCATGCATAACCTGATAGACTAATCCATTCATATTACCGTGGTCTGTGAGAGCAAGAGCTTTGGCTCCGTTGCTATGAGCATAGTTCATGTGGTCTTTTGGATAGCCGAAGCCATCAAATGGGGAACCAACCCCACAGTGTGCATGTAATCCTACAAATGGTATTCTTTCCATGTTTTCTCCTTTTGTTATCTATAATGTATCATGTTGGTTTATGTTTGTCAAGCTTTTTTCAATAGAATTAATTGTTTCCTGTATCCTCATACAGCACAAGTTGAAATATTCTTCATCCTTTTCAATGCCAATAAATCTTCTGCCGTGTTTCAGAGCAACGATGGCGGTTGTGCCTGAGCCCATGTATGGGTCGAGTACGATGTCTCCCTCATCGGTTGTAGGCAAAATACAATTCTCAACAAGCTTCTCAGGGAAAGTACATACATGCCCTTCGTTTCTTGAAGGAGGAAACCGCCAGATGTTTGTGAGCTTAAGCTCTTTGTTGTTCCACTTTCTGGGTTTCTGTATTTGATAAATCCTTTCTTCCTGTGTGTGGTAGCGATTGGAAGGGTTACCGATTCCGCAACGATCCCAAATAATTTCACACCAAATTGGAAATTTGTCAAGCCAATGCATTGGATGGTGAAGATTGTTGGGAGTACGATAAATATTTCTACCGTGCCATGCGAACCTTACCTTGTGATTATAAAACACAGAGCTTCGTGATACCCTCATTAGCTGAAACATAACTGCTTGTTGCTGACCTTGGTATTCCCACTCAGGAAGATCATCATCATACCATTTCTCATACTTCTCAGTCATTGATGTGCTGGTTTTTGATAATTTATAATCAGAGTATCTTTTACAAAGATTATATGGTGGCGATGTAACTGTTACCTCAACCGAGTTCCTCTCAAAAAAGGGAAACATTTTTGTTTCTCCAGTCTTTTTGGGATTTGGTTTTTCAATAACACCGATGTCTGATAATAGCTTAAGACACTCGCCATGATACATGGTGCCACAATGGGCACCATTTAAATAAAAGTCTTTCTTAACCACTATTCGTTCTCCGTGTGTTTGTGTGCTAATTTACATCGTAACCAAATGCCGACAACCGGCAAAGCATAAAGGGCATTGAGCAAGATTACCCATTCCCCGTGACAGTTCATCAAGTGTTCCATCAATCCTCCTTTTATGTATATAATATAACATACTGCTAAGTTTTGTCAAATTCTTTTGGCATTTTAATGGGAATTAATTTCAATAATTCTTTTTTAGATATTTGAGTATTCCCAGTTAATTTCTTAATAAAATTTGTAACCTCGGGCTTTATCAACTGAACATACAGGTCTTCCAATGTAAAATTACAGTTGTCGGTTGTTGTTATATAATTGAGATGGTTTTCAACAAAAAATTCTTTACCCTTAAAATCAACAATGGCTGCTCTGATCTTAGCATTAACAGAGGCGCCCGTTACTCGATTAACAATAATACATTTTTTAGTTAGAGGCTTTGAATTTAAGGCAATTGTCTTGCCCTTATCAATTACCTCTTTTTTAACATACTGTCCCTTTTGGTGCTTGGGTTTTAATTCCTCGTTCAACATGTGTTCTTGATTTAACTTATCAACGCCAAGAAGCACCTTGTTGTTTACTAAATTACAAGCCCAAACTAATACAAGATCGGTGTTATCTCTCGACATCAATGGTTTGTTTTGATTCCAAACAACATTACCAGTCATAACATCAAATCCTAATTCCTCTAGTGTCTTGCCGTTCTTGAAACAGTCTTCTAAAAAGGATGCCTCAGTGGAGAAAATAGAAATACCAGACTGTATGAAAATGAACTTGCCATTATTTACTTCGCCCTTTCGGAGCTTTTTAAGATGAAAGATCATAACATTTTGTTGTGCTGAGTCAAATTGTTTCTCATCAAAAAGAATCATGTTTTCAATATTAGTATTTTCAACAATATACTCTCTTAACTTCCTAAAATCGTTTCCATTGTTCATGGAAGTGGGCACGACATATACAAGCTCGCCTTCAGGCTTGAGCGAGTCAATGGACGCCTTAATGAACATGGCGTAAATGTTAGGTTTTCCCAAGCATACATCTAAATATTTTTTATATCCTTTCTTAGTAGCCTCGGCTATTGTCATTTGAAAGTAAGGAGGGTTGCCAATGATTTTATCAAATTGCGCATTATGGTCTAGCAATAGATAATCTTTACATTCAGAGGTAACATTAAAATTTGAATTCACAAGGTTGATTAGGTTTTGATCTATGTCGTAAGCTACCATGTTTATTTTGGGATTCAGTTTTAGCGCTGAATCAATAAATTCACCTGTGCCGCATGAGTTTTCAAGAACAAGATCATCATCATTAAACGAAATCAATGATAGTGCTTCATCTTTAATGTCAGATGAAGTAAAATACTGTCCGTGTTTTTTGCGATGCTCCAGAGTAGTTTGATTATAATACTCTGCGGATATCTTTAATAGATTGGCCATTAACATCTCCCCTAATAGAATCATATACTCTCTGTATTCTTTGTTCTCTGTCTTCATGACCAGCAATCTTGTTGCTATCATTATACATTTCTCGACAATAAGGGCGCAACTTAGAGCCAATGCTCTTTAATTTAGCATAATACTGCTCTTGTATCTTTTTCATTTCACTAAATGCTTCAAAAGCTAGTCTCTCCTCTTCTTCATCCCAGATGTCTTCACCCAATACTACAGATTGTATGTTTTGTTTTCCAGATGAAACAATATAAATGGCTTCTTTCTTTGGAAATCCAGAATTCCAGACAATTTTGTCATCTTTAGAGCTTTTACATTCGATGTAGAAAATTTTACCAGATGAATCAGAAACAATAAAGTCCGGAAAGCTTTGAGAACCACAAGGTTGGGGTACAAAAATGTTTGGCTTAACTGTTTGAGAAACCGACGCGGTTCGTATAGCTTTTTTGCTTATTCCTAACTGTTCAATTGTCGCAAGGTCAAGCCCTGCTTGTTCAAGAATTGATTCAACCGCTGATTCATGGGCACCCTTCGCATTGCTAATGTGAGGAAGGTCTAGAACTTTTGAAAGGACTTGTTCTAACATAATTACTCCTTTTGAATTATACATATAATATAACATATTGATAAGTTTTGTCAAGTTCTTTTACATAATAAATGCCTTATGTAAAGATTATACGATTTCTTTTATGTAAGTTTTTTAAAACATATTAAAATGTTCTTCGCACATCTGAGCACCGAAGCCAAGTGTCGTATAAACATGATTTCCACATACCGTACAAGCAAGATAAGCATCTCTCTCGGCTTGGGCAATGACAGAATTTAGATAGTGGTCCTGATCGTGGACATAAATTCTAAGACCACCGAACTTTTCTTTAACTTGAAAAATACGAAAATCTGTGAATTTATCGGGATGAGCAGATACATGCCTGTCGGCCTTAACAACGAAATCAGCTATTATTTCAAACCAGCCGGGACCGATTTCAAATCCATAAAAGGAAGCATCAAACAAATATTCAAAATTATTATAAAGAGCCTCGAACTCTTCTATGCGTGAACGATGATTGTATTTATATGTTTTCATCGCCAACATCATATAATTTAAAATTGGGGACATCAATAAAACGATGGCCATCAATAAAGACCTCGGCTAAAAACTCATAGCCTAAGATTGTAAAGGGATAACTGTTCTCATTATAGTGAAAAATAGCCAAGACGACTCCAATAGAGGTGAATGAGACTTTAATGTATTGTTGGTGCTCCCATGAAAAGTAAGAACCTTCTTGAACGCGGACAAGTGAGCCAATCTTAACAGTTTTCGGATTGATAGGCATCAATCATTTCCTCAAAGTCTTCTCGGGATATCTTTATAACGGCCCTGCTGTGAGTTCCGTCTGGGTGAGTCCAAATTTCAAAAGTACAGTCGCTAATATCATCTATCTCAAGATAAATATCTTCCTCTTCGGACATGTCTTCAAATAAATGATAATTATCATTTATAGAAATTGTGTTTATGATGCTCATACCTTTCTCCCAAATAATTGATGAATAAAGTTTTGTATGACCTTATCCTTTTCATTTTTCTCTTCTGCTTCGTAGAGTCTCCAACAAAATTTCCTTTTATGGAGCTTAACTTGATTATCTAGTTCTTTTACCTCTTTCTTCAGAAAGCGATTGATCTCTTTATAATTTGGCGGTTTTACGCCTAAATCTTCCGCTATTTTAAGAAGTTTTGACCACTTGCCCTTGTCCATAGCATAGGTAGCGCCTTTAAATAGAATAGTCAATTCATTGCGATAAAAGGGATCTTCTGTCATGATCTTATCGGGGTGTGCTTTTTTTACAATTTCTCGATAAAGCTTAGTAAAAGCTTTTTTACCCAGCTTATACTCATCGGTCTTTTCTTCAACAATGGTAATACCAGTTTCATCAGTTTCTGGTGCTTGGGGTTTCATTTCCTCTTTGAACTTGGCAAATTCAGGTGAATCAGACTTTTCCAACTCCTCTTTTGAAAGACCTTTCTCTTCTAGAAAATTCTTATAGTAATCTTCAAATTCACCATATAATTCTGGTAGAGTCTCGGTAATGAGCTTAATTTCACTATATTTATAGTTAAGCTCATTCATCAATCTTTTGTGTTCTAGTTTGTGTACGATCATGTATACTAAATACTACGGTTCACCCTCATTGTCAATTCCAATTTTATTAAATTCTCTAAAATTCATAACAAGATGGTTTGGCCTTTTTATTTTTTTGCTCTCCTCGGATGATAGGAAGGTACAATACTCTTCCCAAGTGCCAATATCGTAATACCATTTAGGCTCAACAAAATTCTCTTCTCCAATGTCTAGGTCAGTGAAAACATCTCCCAAATCAAAATAACGAGCAGAATATCTTTCGTTGATTGGCAATTTTATCGTATTCATACCTCTTTCGTCCAATGGACTTGAGCGATCAAACATTCCTGTGCCTTTCTTCCTGATTATTCGCCTGTATTTAACGAATTCTTCCTTTCCGAAGGTGAAGGAAGCATAGAGGTTGTCTTGAACCGACTTCCCAGAATTTAGCACATAGAAGTTGTTTTTTGACCTAATCTTGGGTCTGTATTCTCGGAGGTCCGGAGAGTAAAAAACAGAGAAAGGAAAGGAAACATAAAATTTGTCTGGCTTTACCCACTTGCTTAGGAACTCTGAGATCTTAAAACAAGAAACTGCTCCGTGAAGAACAGACCAAGCAAGGCAATCTCTCTTGTCTCTATCCTTTGGATGAATGGGAACATAAAAGATTGGGATATGTTTTTGATAATGCTTAGGAAATTTAGCAAACTTGGTTGTGACATAGATTGGGTCCTGAACTTTATCACCAATGCGATAACGAAGCAAGGGAGCCATGTCGTCATTGACAACAATCCAGATTGTATCGCAGCCAGCCCAAGCACACTCATAGATGGCGTTTTCGATTAGGCTGTAGTTGGGAGAGACTGGTGTTAAGCATTCGTCCCACTCCATTCCGAAGTCAACTTTGTGACCTGCTACTGGGATTACTCCTGCGAGGTGAAAGTTTTTGTGGTTAAGAAAAGGTTTGTCGTTAAGTTCGTCAGCCGATTTCCTTTTATCTTCATCTTGCATAGTTCCTCTAATGTATATAAACTTTTAATATCTTTTTTGGTCTCTCGCCATCCGTGCTCAATTTTGACCTGTTCGTATCGTGGCTTTCCTTTTTTGTTGTATCCTTTAACGCCGCCATTAATTCCCCGAGCTTTCATCAACTTAAGGCATCGGATTTTCATCACAGGTATTGAGTGGTCCCAGCTATCAATGTCCTCTTCTTTTACACAAGAAATGGCAACGAGATCCTTTGATCCAGCACGAGGCCCTGATCGTTTTGAGGGATAAAATACAAGTCGCTGAGGTGTATCATCAAGCCCTCGGATAACATCGGGACATGCGGTAGAACCAGAGCGAACATCAAACCAATCATAGATCCAACAGTAGCCGCTCTCGCTTGGATCAAGAATTGTAAGTGCTTGGTATTTAACCAAAAATCGCAATCTTTGTGATGTGACGATTGTTACGGTTTTGTTTTTTTCGTCATGTCGGAGTGTTTCAATGATGTCAGGTACAACCATCAATCCTGCCATTCCTAAGACGAAAACCAAGCGATCCCAGATCTCTCCAGCAGTTGGATTTTTATCAAAGAGAAGGTAGTCAAAATTATAAGATTCAGACATATGCTCAACTCCCGATGGCCTCACTGGATTGTGAAGAATTATCGGGAGTTCATTTTTATAAGCATAAATTAGTGATTTGATTGTGCGGCCAATGACCAACTCTGTAAATTGAAGTTCTATGACTTCTCCTTTTTAGTTTTTATCTTGGTTAAAAAGTTTTGTGGTAGTCCTGTTCGTTTCTCATCGGGGAATTGGATATCATAGATGGGTTCATCATAGCAGATCCAATCGTTATATGTATAATTGTTATCGTAGTAAGGATCACTTATTATAATTCCAATTTTCATCTCTGGTTCTTCAAATACGGACATTAGATTGAATGTCTCTAGGTGAACAAGATCTCCCTTCTTATAGATTGGGGCAATCTTCTCATCTTTCACCGGCGAATGCTCCCACAGCTTCCGGCCACAAGCTCTTGCTAATTTCCAGACAGGCTTCTGCGACTTTTTGTATTTCCCATTGCGCACCTTCGTGAGTTCGGAGGCTGATAAACTTAAGAAGATTAGACAAAGAGCAGGTACCGTAGTATTCAGTGTACAGATTTTGCGGTAAAACCATTCGCGCTTGCTCACGACAAACTCCTTCAGTCATTAGTCTATTAAATAGTTTTAAACTTTGCTGAACATGTGTTTGAACGGAATGAGATGCCCTTATTCCCTCACCGAAGTCAGAAAGGTCTGGCTGTATTACAGGATTTATCTCATCTAAATTTGATGCTTGGCGATTCGTTTTGTGTTGGGTTCGAAAAGAGTTAGGGGTATAAAATTGTAAATCTTTGTCCGTGTATCTACGAGAGATTTCGTTATAGGACCATGTACGGTGACGCATATGTTGAGACCTAACAAACATCGGGACAACGAAACGAAAAGTTGCGCCGCAATGTTCGAAGGTTGATGTATGGCGATGTTCAGCAAGGTATTTGATAAGTTTTTTGTCTCTCTTGTCAACATTATCTTTCTTTACTCCGAAAGAGACGCGAGCAGCGTTAACAATTGTTAGGTCTGTACCATATGACTCTACCAAACTAACCGATCCAATATCGTCTCCGTATAAGTAGTGTATTATATTTTTATCTTCGTGGTTCACTTAGTCTCCAATTGTCGCTTATAGCTGATAAAGATTTCGCCTCTTCTCCGACGGGCTTCTATGCCTGTAAGAGGTGGCTTTGGAATATAAATACCTTCGGAAACAGCGGAAAATCTTTTCTGTGGTTGGTGTGCTTGCTTGCCTCGGGCTAATTGTGTAAAGTATGCTTGGTCAAGGTCGCCAAATACAAAATCTGAAAATGTTTGTTTTACCTCGCCGTTTGATGAGATGAAGTAGGCATTACTATCTTCTTCGCCGGGAGGCTTAAAGAAGAATGAGTCTTGATTGAATTTGGCAGCAAGTTCTTTTCCAAGATCTTTAAGGGCCGTGTGGTCAAGCTCTTTGTTGCCACCGCGAGCCATGATAAGAAGAGAGTGTTCTGGGTCTTCTGCGTCTACATGACCGATAACCTTCCCTTCGGCATTTTTAATCTCTTCACGATACCCACCATAGACAGGTGTATAACCAAAGCCAGCAGAGCGAACCAAATCTTTAAGTTCTTGACGATTGGCGATGTTTTTTTCCTCTTGTTCTTGGGCATTGCCGGGTTCGGGATACTCGGGACAAGGTTCACCATAGGGAATACCAAGTTCTGCGTGACAGTCTCTGTCCGAAGTGATAACGATAAATCCGTTGTCCATATACTTTCCTTGGATTCCGGTTATCGTTGTTTCATCAAGACGACGAAGTGAATAAAAATACTTCCCTTCTTGGACAATCATCTTGTCATCAATTGGATTCGCGATGAGCATACTGCTCTCTTGGATTGTTTTGCTAATAGCTTCTTTTAATATCTTTTTTGTTAATTTCACTGTAATCTCCCAAAAACATAGTTTTCTAACACTAAATAGATGGTTTCGCTACCAAAATCAATCTCATGAAGCATCCTTCGTTCCACAACAATCTTCTTATTTTCAACAAAAGGTCCAAACTTTGAGTCTGAGGCAATTGCTTTAACGGTGCAAACAACATACATTGATTGAGGAGGCTTAAACTCAGCAGGCATTATAAGGTTGAGTTCGCCAACGGTGGGTGCTTCTTCTTCTGGTATAACTAATAGGTGTCTATTTTCTGGTATAAAATTCATTTCTTCTCCAAGGGTTTTTATATTATAACATGCTTTCGATGTCTTGTCAAATTTCACAAGAATCATTAGAACAAAACTTTGGTACCTGTCCTGCTTCGTTTGTATCAATGCGCTGAATTGGGATGAGGTCCTTTATCATTTCTTCATACTCTTCTTTTGTTATGGGCTCGTATGGAGCTTGAACATATCCTGTTTCCTGATAACGAAGGAATGAAACTGCTTTAAGTCTTGTCTCATACATCTCCAAAGCATCCTTGATTTGATGTGCTTCGCTGGGCTGAAAGGTAACCGTAATGGAAACCGAGTTATCGGCCCAGTAATGCTGGTATTGTGCCGCAATCTCAAGTTGCTCCCACATAGATACATCTTTTTTTCCTTTCTGAAAGAATGGTTCATGAACGGGGAATTCCACACAGAGTGTATTCGGCGAATATGAATCCTCTTCAATTTTATAACCTGCTTCGCGCAACGATACAATCAATTGCGAATCTTTTGAGAAACGAATCCGACGAATATAATACTCGTCCTCGGGGAAATGGATTCCCGGTGTCGATCCGTTAAGAAGAGACACGGTGCCGGATGGCTTGATTGATGTGGTCCGAACGGAACGCGGGATACATAGCCAGTCCGAGTATTCCTCGTCAAGCTCTTTCACATGCTCATAAGCATTGTCGCACCATTGATACATTACACGACGACCAAACTTATTGAAAGCTTGAACAACTCCGGATTGGGACAATCCGATTCGGCGGTTCTTAAGCATGAGCGCATTGGTCTCGGGCCAGTGAGTGTTAGCTAATGTGACAGTCTTTCCGTAAAGATAGGCGATCTTGAGGGTTTTCAGATAGTCCTCATATGAATCGTGCTTTGCGGGGAAGGTTTCGACAAGGCAGCATAACTCTCCGTCTTCTAATTGTTGCTCAACGCACGGGTTGAAGCCCATGACCTTAAGATCGTCATCGCGATAGCCGTCCTTCATTCGCCCCCTCGTGCGAGCGTTTTCCAGCCAGATATAGCCGGGCTCTCCGTTGGTTTGAGACTGCTCTGCGTGCCAAGTGTAGTCCATTCCAACCTTTGCTTCGAAAGAATTGTTTGAACCCCAGCGATGGTGATAGAGTTTCTTTTCATCATTCTTCATCGTGAGATAATCTTTATCATCAAACTGACCAAGAGCAAGGGCAGCAGAACGACGAACATTCCCTGCGACAACACAACGGCCAATAAGATTTTCAGTATCAACAATGTCCACTGATGTGATGGCTTCTCCAGCTTTCGCTGTATAAAGTTCTTTAAGATCATTGTGTAATTCCTCCAAAGGTCCGTGTCCTGACGCTGTACCCCCGAAACCCTTGATGAGAGAGCCGGGAGGTCTTATGAGAGAGTAATCAAAGTTGGGAATTTTTTTCCCGAGAAAAAATCCGTCGAGAAGAATTCTGACAGAGTTCACCCATCCTTCACGAGAGTCGGGAACTATGTATGTTTCATTTGAATACTGTGCTTCTTTAATGGTAACTGTTCCTGCTCCGAGTGTATCAAAGCCAACGCCAATTCCAACCATAAGAGCGTCCATCATCCAAGCAAAAAGATATCCACCCTTTGCTGATAGTTCTCTTGTTGAGCGGAAAGCACAATTGAATAGACCTGCTCCTGTTCGCTCGTATATGAACTTTGTGCCCATCATCCATAGCCCACGACCCGGAGGGGTCCACTTAAGATTGAAGAGTCTATCATATGCTTCTTTGGCTGTTCTCTGTGCTTTCTGGTCATTCCATTCTAAGCCGAGAGCATGGACATGTCTTTTCTGAATGTCAAACATTCCTTCAATCACACGACGACAAGTTTGATACCACTCTTCGGTACCTTCTGCTCCTTCTGTGAATTCATTCAACCGTCGAGCATAGGTTCGTTTGTAGGTAATATATCCTACTGGTCCCCACGGGACATCTAAATCTTTATAACGATTTACAAAGGTATCTGATAGTCCGAATCTACGGACATTAACCTCACTAATACTAAACATGTATAACTCCTATTTGTTCATTAAATGTGAATATTTATTCTTGATGTGTTCTTTGGCATTCGCGACGGGGTTCGCCCGTTGTTCATGCAACTCATCTTGGTCTTCTAATATTTTTATACAGACATTTGATGTATCCATGAAGAGCGGCAACACTAATCCATCGGGTCCATTTCGGTTCTTCGCAAGAAAGATGCGACCCATATTAGCCTGCTTGTCTTCAATTGTTCGAGATACTGTAAAAATAAAGTCCGCCACAAAACATTTGTTAAATGCTTCTGAAATTGCTTCCATCGTTATGACTTCGGCATTGAGACCTGATCGGTTCGTCTGGGATGCTGTCCAAACAGGACATTCCATAATTTGAGAGATACCGCGAAGGTCTTCATAAATAGTTTCCAACTCGTGTCTTTTCTCATTTTTTGCCTTAATTGGTCGTAATAAATCCGCATAATCAACGATAATCATATCAGGGTGAATACCTCTTTTCTTCAATCGTTCAAGGTGATTCTTGATAGTTTGAGTAGTGGCTGACTTTGTTGGGTATTCTTTTACAATCAAGGCGCCCTCAATATCTTGAATCTGGTCGTAAATTTCTGCCTTGTTTGTCATCAGATCATTTAATGGAATTCCAGTTAAGCAAGAATCATAACGAGAACCGACTGTTGTATCAGCTAACTCTAATGTGTAATGGACAACTGTCTTTCCTAACTTAAGGGCTTGAGTTCCTAAGTGAACCAATACCATTGACTTACCAGCACCCGTGGGAGCGATTACAACACCCATTTCTGATTTGCCTAGTCCGCCTTTACAAAGGTCATCCATTCTTTCCCATCCAGTTGAGACAGGGTTTCTTATTTTTAATTCAAAGCGTCTCTCGAAGTCGGCAAGGTAATCGTGTCCGAAGTTATTGTCGGAGCCAAGCTTAAGAGCATTGTTGATTACTTGTGAAATCTCATCAAATGATGAAGACTTTAGAAGTCCAACAGATTTCATCATGGCTTGCTTAAGAACTTGCTTACGACAGAAATCAATGGCTGTCTCTTTGATATAATCAGCATCATTTACTTTATCAGAGGCAATCACACGAGCATAATAATCTCTTACTTGCTTTTGTACTGCATCATCATATTCAGTGATACCTGATTTAAATATTGTTGCGAGGATTTTATAGGTGGGATGGACATTATACCTGCTGCGGTAATCCATTATGGTCTTGACAAATACCTGAAGATATTTTGTCTCTAAGAAATCAATTGTTAAAACCTCTGTGATTTGGTCGCAGAATGGTCTGTCCTCTAGCATAAGCTGGCAAAGTGAATCTTGGAAACTCTTACCAAACTTAGCAAAGTTGTCTGTTTGTTGTTGCATTATTACTCCGATGTATTATAATTATAATAACATAATAGGAAAAGTATGTCAAGTTATTATTTTTATTGTTATAGTGTTATTTGTTGAAAAAGCCGTTTTTAATAGGGTTTTTAGTTGTTTTTTTATTTGTATGCTTTTCATCTAACTCTGTACGAGGTTACTGAATAATGATTTACTATTTCATTCCAATTTGAATCATAACTATTGTAAATGCCAATAGTGAGCAAAGTATGGTTTTCAGTGTGAACGGGGATTCGCCGAGATAATACCAAGTTAATAAAGGGAAAGTTAGATAAGAAACAGAGAACCCAATAAAGCGCATTGTCCATAATTGCGGAGACCATTCCATGAGAAATCGGGTACCAAAATACCACATTAATGATGTTGGGATAGCAATCATACAACAGATTAGCAAGGACCGTTGTTTCCACCATTCAGATATGAATTGAAGATTCGATCCATACCAAGCTAGTGTGTGTCCGATTATAAAAAAGAAAAGCCCATAGAAGAAAGCTTTACTCATCCACCACCTCAAAGGTAAGTTTGGTCTTGGCGTCTGGGTCACATTTAAAACCATTTATTTGAGCACTGTTCTCCCAATCTACTTCAGTCACCTGATTGAGAGGTATATCAATAATCCGCAAATCGTGTTTGTCAAATAAGGTCATCTCTGTTGAAAAAACTCGTGGATAAGTTACCACTGCTTTCACATTGATGGAGGTTGTTTGTAATGGGACTTCAGTACATGACCATTCCCAACTATAGTCGTGAACACCGGTATCTTCAAAGGATGGAGTCATTGTTGTACAAGCAGAAATAATTGCGTAAAAGTAAGTGTTCATGGTAAACCTCCCAGTTTATTATAAGTATGAGCAAAGACGACGAAACGACCCAAAAAGATCATCAAATCTGTAAGCACCGAAGCCATCGGTTATCATCATCATTTTTATTGTGCTGATATTTACTTCGGGCTCGTGGTGTTGGACATTATATAGTAGCTTTTCTCTATTAATCGGAGATATCTTTGGAGAATATAATTGCATGATTAAATAGTTCTGATGAATTACATCTCGCTTATCAATAATCTTATTATGACAAGACAATTTCTTTTCAACTTTTTGACAATGTTCTACTAACGATTGAACGGTTTGGTCTTCGGGTTCTCTCATAAATTCTAATCGCTTCTTTATTGTTCCAAGACCGACTCGACCAATGCCTTTAATATTATCGGAAGGGTCTCCGGCAATCGCTCGGGCAAGAGCAAAGTTGTTGGGGTGTATCCCGAACTCTTCCACAAGTGTCTCTGTTGTGACCATTTTATCTTGAATAGGGCGATAGATTGAGGTTTCGTCGTCTGCCAGTTGGTAGAAGTCCTTATCGCTTGAAATAATGGTTTTCTTCCATCCTTCGTAATGTTTTGACCTACAAAGCAGTGCCACTAAATCGTCGGCTTCTGTGTTATCAATTACAACTTGGATGACTGGCATCTCGTTGAGATACTCCAAGAGCCTATAATATTGATATGCTTTGTTCTCGGCTTGTGCCTCTGGTGATAACTCGTACATTCGTCGGTTGAATCGGAGCGGGGCTCTGCCTTGTTTATAATCTTTATTTTGTGCTCTCCGTCGTTGGCTTCCGCCTTGGCCGTCCCAACAGATAACAACTTCGTCTGGCTGGAAGGTGCGGACCATCTTTTGGAGAGACTTGAGAAACCCCATGCATCCGCCGATGGGTCGGCCCTTGGGGTCAAGTGCGGGGACTACCACATAGCTCCGGAGGAACATATTTAAGCCGTCAATTAAAATTACTTCTTTCATTCTATCTCCTTTTTATACATATAATATAACACGATGAGGAGTGTTGTCAAGTTTTATTTTCTTTCATTATGTCTCCGTAGTTCTTCGTCCTTATCTTTGCAGGACCAGTCAATAAAAACAATCCAAGCGACGGCTGTAAGACTATACAAGCATACCAAGTAAACCATAACATGTTTAATGTTGAACAGGGTTTCGGGCTCAAGTAATAATTCTTCCATCTATATGAATTATGTTTATAATATAACAAAACCCCTGACATTTGTCAAGGGTTTAATAAAAAAAACTTAAAAATAGATTATAGAAATTATTTTTCTGCTTCTATCGTCTCTTTTACTAGTGAAGAAATATCTTTCTTTAATTGTCTTAAGGCTTTGCGGGTTCGAACACCAGCAGATTTATTACCAGCAACATTCTTTCTAATATTTTCTTCGATAGAACCAAGTAAAGTTTTTAATTGTTCGTATTGTTCTAAAATGGGGCTTTCCATAATATTCTCCTTTTTTGGTACTATTAAATAGGTTTTCAAACAGGTTTTGTCTTTTTTGGGGGAAGTTTAACTAATTCTAATTCTTCTAAAAAGGCCCAGTGTATTGAAAACTTCTCTTTATTCCACAAAGCAATTATCTTTTTGTGTCCAATGGTAACACGATCTGTAAGAGTGTACTCAAAATCTGGATATTCTTTAAAACAAACAACTGATCCAAGCGGCCATAATGTTCTTGCCATGATTTCTCCTTTGATTAAATAGTATACAAAACCGCCACCCGAAGGTGGCGGCAAGGAGTAAATTATGGTTCAGAGGGAAGATCAATGTCTATATCAGACCCATCGTCTTCATATTTATCGATAATCTCTTTGTCCATAATGTCATACACAATCTTTCTAAACTTCGGATCTTGAAGCTGTTCTATCCACTTAGCTGCTTGGAATTTATACTCTTTGCCTTTCTCATCGCAAATAGTATACCAAGCTCCAGATCTCTTCATACGATCCGTTCCAGATAACTTTATTGCCTCAAACCAAGATTCCTCATCTTGGATTCCTACATCGTCTCCCCATAGGATTTTAAAGGTACAAGTTCTACCGTAGGTTCCAAAGCGAGACTTCTCAATCTTTGCTTTGGTCTCCGAGCCAACACGAAAACCTTTGTCGTTTTCAACATAGGACGCCTTGGCCTTTCGGCGAGTTAACCAGATTCTCAAAGAACAAAAATATTCTATTGCTTTACCACCGGGAGCAATGAAGGGAGTAGTCATTGCTTCGGCCATGTTGTTTGTAATATTTGTCTTGAGTTGGTTGATCAAAACAACTGCTGATTTTGTATTAGCAATTGGAATGGTCAACTTGGGGAATGCCTTAGCAAAGATACGGGGCTTTACAGCCATTGAAGACTGTGGGTTAAAGTCTCCTTCAATATCTTTCTCTGCGGCTGTCGCAGCAATACTATCCCAAATAAACAGAAATTGATTTTCTGGGAAGTTAGCCAAGAGAGACTCTATTTGTTCTAGAGTCTTCTCAACTGATACTGCTTGGACATAAAGCAAGTCCTTTAAATTGATTCCAGAACGCTCAAGGAACGAGGGATCAATTGAGGACTCGGCATCAAAATATACAACAGTCATGCCCATCTTCTGGGCATTTGCTGCTATCTGAGTTGCCATAAAGGATTTTCCAGATGCTGATAGTCCAGCAATCTCGGTCACCTTTCCGACGGGAATACCCGCCATCTTGCCTTTACAGATGATTGAATCAAGCCATCTTGATCCCGTTGGAATCCAATCTGTAACTGCTGTTGGGTTATCTTCTTTGAGGTTATGGGCAACATTCATACCGGCTGTCTTGTTGATCATTTTTCTCATATCGCCTGTCGATAACTTTCCGGCTTTTGTTTGTTTTGCTTCTTTCATTTTCACTACTTTACCCATGTGGGCCTCCGTTTGTTGATTATACTTGGGTCCATTCTTTAACTGTTATACGACGAGATTTCAGTTCGTATGTAGAAAAGCCTTCCCAGTCGCTAGTTTCTCCATGGTTGTATTCGGTTATACTAACACCATAATACTTTCGGTCTTTTTTAGCTGGCTTTGGTCGGCCTGTTGCTGCGTAGTCTTCCGAAAAAACATAAAGTGTTTCTTCATATCCTCGCTTGAAATCAACATAGTGATCTACTACTTCTTGGTGTTCCTCTATTAGGTATTCGGGACACCTGTCTTCGTAAAAGGTCTCTTCGTCAATGGCTTCAACATACTCCTCAAAGGTGTCATATTCCCAGTCTCCCACAGTATAACTCTTCCGTGGGGTTGTTCTATCTAAGTCTATATTAGTATTACTCATTTTTTCTCCTGTTAAGTAAAGGTGGGCGGATTTATCCCTCCGCCCGAGGGAATTAGTCATTTTGAATATCTTTTGTAAACTTCGCCAACTCTTTTGGCCTTGTTGACTACAAAAGCATCAATGGAATCCAATCTGTCATCATCGAAGTCACCTCTTGTTAAGCACTCAGATAAAGCCAATATTAGAATCATTTTCTGTTCGCGCTCCGTGCCATTTACATAATAGTCTTCGATAAATTTGTTTCCTTGATTTATCACCACTTCTAACTCAATTGAATCGCCGGAGCGATTATATTCCGTCCACCAAGGATCCAAAACTCTTGGCATACTCACATGGCGATATTTTGGTAAAGCACGAGGCTTTGCAGCTCTTGGAGAACCTTTTCCAGCACCTTTTGGATTGGTACCAGTCTTTCTCTTTGGCTTTCTTGCTTTCCCAGTTGATGATATTGGTAGCAAGTCAGACAATTTAGAATAAATTGTAGAATTGAACTTACTTTCAACCTCTTCTAAATTCTCCATAGTTTTCTTTGGTGCATTGTGTGATTCGTTAAGATATTTGTAAAATGGCTTAATAACCTCGGACAATTTATCAACCAATGATTGTTCAGGGTCCACCTTGTTTTTGATGTTTGTGACACCAAATGCTTCATCAAGGGCTTCAGTAAAACTGATTTCAACACGACCCAAGTTTGTTCTAGTAGATCTGTTCCATACACCCTTTATGGAGATAGCAGGGCCAATTAATCTATCATTGCGGCACAAATAAAGACCAGAAAGATCATAGGCTCTTTCTTGATGACTAGTAGTATCGGCATCAATTTCAACCATTCTGATAGATATGTCGTGTCCTTGATATTGAATAATGCTTGTCATTATAGAACCTTTCACTTTCTCGGGCTCTGTTGTTGAATAAAGTGGATCAACTGGGTTAATATTTCTCTGTTTTAAGCCATTCTTTACCACAATTTTGTGATCCTTATCTAATCGACAATAAAAAACTTTTGCAACTTCTTTTATTATTCTGTTAACATAATCGCCAACCCTACTAAAAGACTGCTTCTGTCGTCTCAAATTCGTAATCAGTATGATTGTTCCTGTTTCACCGACTTCCGTTTTGAACCAAGATATTTCGTCTTCGGTAGCAAGCCGTATTTTAGTTTTGTTTGTCACATCTGTATAATCTTGTTCTCCAACTAACAGACTACCGGTTTCAGTTTTTGTAAAAACTGTGCGATATTCACCAATAGTACCGCATGCTGTCGTACCACCGATAGAAAACTTTCCTAGATCTCCGGGCTTATGAATTGAGCCAGCCGAATAAGTCAAAGCTTTTTGTAATGTTCCCAAATCCATTCCGGTCCCATTATCTGCTATACACCATCCAACAAGTTTTCCGTCATTATCTAACATTGTTTCTATTTTCATATCTGTTGCTAAAGCATCAAAGCAATTATCCAGCAAATCCATTAAAGCATCAAAGAAACTGTGTCCCGCTGATGGGATTACTAATCCATAAAGATTGTTTAAGTCTGTTTTCGGCACAAACGAGCCCATTTTTTCATTTAACATGTTATTTTCCTATAGTTAGTTTCGAATCGCTATGATCCAAGTAATAGTTACATTTAGCCACATAAGTGTTACCATCAGCACCGCGAGGAGGTATGTATTTTGCTGACATAGTGGGCGGATTTATCCCTCCGCCCGTGGGGAGCAAACTTTAAGCTTTAAGTCTATTCATAGCGCCTAAGACATCATCACCTACTGAAGCATATTTTTCCACCCCAGCAGTTGTATCTGTTGAAGCTTGAGCAGGTGGTTCACCTTCATGATAAGCATCTAAGATAGTCTGTAATTCGATGCCAGTTTTTCGTTCAAATAGTGCTTCAATTTCAGGAATAGATTCAAGAAGTGTGGCACAATCAGCAACCGCATCATCACAAAGAACTGACGGACGACGACGAGGCTTTAAAGTTGTCTTTGGAAATGAGCCCGGAGTACCGGGAATGTCATAATTCAAGACAATATCTGTGCCTGTTTCTGGATCTGTGATGTCACCATAATCTGGATCGAGAACATATCCAAGAAGCATTTGGTAAGCGGTCTTACCGTAAGCCCATACCTTTACTCCTTCACTTTCCATTCCTCGGACCAAGATTGGTGAGTAATACCGATTTCGCGCAAAGAGATTCTTAGCTTCTCGTTTGGCCACATCATCATTATTATCTACACCTTCTCGCCAAAGCTTAGAAGCGTAGTCGCAGATTGGACAATTTTCTCCATGATTCTTCTTTGGACATAATAGTCCGGGGTTCTTTCCAACATTATAGTGAAAGAAATATTCTTTGAACGGGTCTCCATCCGCTGTTGGTAAAATTCGTATTGTTTGGTCGCCTTGTTCAGGTCTCCATTTCGTGCTGTCTCCTTTCTTTTTATATCCGTTTTTTGATTGTTCGAGTTTTGCTCGCATTGCTTCCAGATCTATAGCCATGATTTTCTCCTTTTGTTTGTTAATCATTGAGGGGATCTACCCTAAAATAAAAGAACCAAATTTTGTTCTTTTCTACATATAATATAACATGTTCTCCGCATGTTGTCAAGTAAAAAGAGAGGGTTTTTTTGAGAACCCTCAGAAACTCTTATTTCATTAAAACTGGAAATTTGTCTCTTCAGAGGTTACTGTACCAACTGTTGAATTCCAATTAAATGCTCTAAATCCACGACGCTCAATGTCATAGACAATTTCATAACCTTCACGAAGATTTCGTGCCATGGTTCGACCAGCGGCTCCGGTACGGAATGCTGAGTCTGGTACATCGGTTACACGAATAAAACGCATAGTTCGTTCATGTCCGCTTTGCTTAACAAATGTTCCAGTGTAGACTACATAATTTTTCATTTTCCCTCCAAGGATTGTATGTAATGGGTGTAGTAAATCCCATAAGCGTATGAATACTCATGGGAAGATTGATAAATTGAAAAAGAAGAAATAACATTATCATCTAATGTTGATTTTATCTCTGAAATAAGGGAAGAATTATTATTTAATTCGCTCTCATTTATACTATAAATATAACATGTCTCTGTAGGGTTGTCAAGTGGAAAGAATAACTTTTTTTCTTTTTTCTTTACCTCACGAAATACAAAGGTTCTAATTCGAGATATTTCTTTAGGTTCATGCATGCTTCCAAAAACTGGTGTAGTGTTGTTAAAGATATTAAGAGAATGAATACAATTAAATAAAAGCTCATTCATTTTATTATAATATTCAGTTAAAGGCGCTTCACCTACAATTTCCATCATCATTTGATTAGAAACTAGATAAACCGATTCTATTAATCCTGATCTTGCGAATTGCTGAAGAACATTAAAGCTAATTTTATTTCGCTTTATAGCTACATCGGACAAGATAGTGAGATCTGGAATAACATAAACAACATTTATTCTGTTGTTCTTGACTTGTTCAAGAAGTCGTAGAGTAGCTCCAGCAATTTTTCCTGAACCACAAACAAAAAACCAGATAGTTTTGTTTTTAATTCTTGATAATTCTTTTTGCTTTGTAAATTTTTCTTCGTATCGTTCGGATGAAGATTGAACAGGTACATTATCGCCCCCATCATAGGTGAAAACTTTATAATTCTTGTCTACTTTAAATAGTTCGGCGATGTTACATCCCGCTTGTCCTAATCCAATAACTACCATGATAAATTCTCCAAGGAACCATAAGTTTTTCCCGCTTTTGTATTAATTTTAAACTTGCCGAGGCGAGTATCACCAAATATTTCCTTCATCCTAGAGACTAGATGAGCATCTTTTTCACTAAAGTCAATGACGACGCAATCATGTAACATAAAAGCAACATGAGAGTCTCTTCCACTTAAGAGCTTTCGTATTTTATTTATTCTATCCATACAATTATCCGATGAAGTGCTTTGAAGAAGATAATTTAGAGCGTGAAAGTCATCACTTTCTATTTTTCTTCCAAACGGTGTATTAATATAACCCTCTCTATAATATTTGTCAAGTATCTTTGTTCGATTATAATAGGTTTCTAATTCCTCGTCCTGTGAATTGGGATTATATAACCACGCAAAGAACCGACGCTTAGCATTATCTCTATTCAGTTTCTGAGAGAATACCTGTTGAATATTAAATTCATGAATGTCTTCTTGGGGTTGATCCATCCCAGCAAGAGAAAAAAGAGTTCTAATCTCAGCAGCATTAAAATCAAACTCAATAAACCAATCATTTGTTGGCTTAATAATGTCTCGATGCTCTGTTTTTAGATTCATAATAGGAAAAGACTCAGGAAAGGTTGTCAAACGACCCGTTATTGTACCAAAAATGTTGTAATTGATGAAACTTTTCACCTTTGCGAAGCGTTGGTAGAGTGCTTTAGCCTTTGGGTCTTGAAGGAACAAAAGATTGTGATTATCCCAATCGATTTGTAGTTCATGTTGTTTTATATCATTTATCGTTTCTTGCGTCTCAACAAGAAAGGAATAATTCTTTGGTTTTGGCTTGTTTTCAATCACCCAATCGGTGATTTCATTCTTCACCTGATAAAAGTGCCTAAGAATATGCCGAGGAACAAGCTCAAAAATACAATTGTCATCCAAGTTGATCTTCGCCCCAAGAATTGCTTTAACATGCGCTTGAAGGCGTTGCTCCCTAAAAAGATAACGATCAAGAAGATGAGGAGGACAAACCTTTCTAATATCTTGGTTAGCACACCATAAGTTCGCAAATTCAACATCATATCCCTCCAAATGTTCTGACCATGACCATGTTCTATCTAAATTACGAGGCAATTTATCAAAAAAGAATTGCCCATTATAAAAAACTCCTTTACAGTCTCTTTTGTCATCCAATGTTTGAAATGTCATTAAT